GGATAAAACCCCTAAGAGGTGCGCCAAACGTCTGGGGGGAACCGGGACGTTAGAACCGGAGTGAAGCGCGATACGCCTCTCTATCCTCACACATAGCACACAATGTGTGCGGTGTCAATACGGGAAAGTCTCGTTATGCGATACTTCGCTTCTGTCTCGGGGCGACACTTGGATAGAATCGCATACACTTGTTCACAAGTGATTGCACTTTCTGTCACCTTTTGTGCGGTGTTTTTGATACAAAGCGTAGGATAACGCGCGCCGAGTTATACGTTTTGCAACAATCTGTCAGTTAACGACGGGTCGGCGAGCGGCGACTTGTAAGAAAAACAGGGGTGTTTTTCTTACAGGTTTCGTTACAAATACAGGGTTGTTTCTATAACAGGGTTCCCGATCGGGGATACGCCAAAAGCGGCTACAGAGGCGGCGCCAATTTGTCGTCCCGCAAGGGTATAGAGCGGGAACATGGCTTCACACTAAGCCGGTTAATGTCGCCGCATGTTTACACTGGCGGCGGGAAACCAAGCCACACTTGGACTATTTCGCAAGAAGTAAGCAGCGGGCGGCTAGGGCCAGCCGCCCCTACCGGACCTTCGCCGCCTCGGCTCTGGTGGCTTCCAAGTAGTCCCACAATTCCACCAGCGCATTGAGCTGGCCGTTGGCGTGGGCGAGGAGGCCGGGGTCTTTGGCGGTGGCCATGTTGCTGGCCAAGGCCACGCCGTCCGCGATGCGGTCTTGCAGGGCGACCATGACGGCCCGCCAGCAGGGTGGGGCTTGGTCGCGGGTGAAAGCGAGAGCGCCCTTGAAGTCGAACTCTTCGTCTTCAGAAACGGGGTAGCGGTCGATGGGGATGGTTTTGGTGAACAATTTGCGGATTGTCGTGAATAGCATAATTTTTAAGCTGTTTGTGTTCGGGGTTCTTGAATGGCGAATGGTTATATCCAGAAAGGATACATGGCCCTGTTGGCTACGATGACGTGCGGGCCGCACTCGCGGCAGATGGGGCCGAGTTGTTCGTCAACTCCGTGGATGTCCTCGATACGAAGCTGCTTGCTACACACGCCACAACGCGGCGGCTCTTTGCTGCGGCCTCGCCATGGGCGCACGCGCGGGGGTGGGGGAACTGTGCCACTCGGGGCCATTAGTAACTCCCGCCTCCGCGCGGGCGTAGGATGTCGCCCTCGACGTTGTTGCAACCGGAAAGAACCAAGTAGCGGACCAAATCTACGGGATCTTTTGAGCTGCCTTTATTCCCGTCCGCGCCCGTCCATTCTTTCATACACCAGATTAGGTTCTGGCAGTTCTCGGAGATGTAGAGCTTCGGCTGGTTCAGTGCGTCGAGCGGCCTCTGCGTGTTGTAGTGCAGCCAGTCGTTGATAAGCCCGACACCTTCATCAATCGTGTCTCCCGGCGTGGCGGTGAAATCCATGCCGAGGTCGCTCATCTCCTCGATGAGTGTGGTGGGGCGCTCCTTGGCCAGCGTCTGGGCGTTGCCGTAGCGACTGTCCATCCAGCGCTCAAAGATGCGCTCGCCGTTCTCGACGTTGCGGACTTCTTCGACATAGCGCTCTAGGCCGAAGCCGAAGTCTTTCTGCGCGGGACCTTGGCGTCCGTCCGCCTTCTTGCCGTCCGGCTCGGCCCACATGCCGGGGTAGCCGACGCCTTCGACATACTCGTTGGGGCAGGGCCACTCGCGGTAGATGAAACAGCGGTTGGCCTTGTCGAACAGCGCCCAAATCATAAACCAGTTCCTGCCGGAACACGGATCGACAAAGTGATAGCGGGTGCCCTCCTTGGGAATCCATTCGTGCTTGATGACGTGAACCTTGTCGTTGAATAGCGGGAAGCGGTTGTTGATCGAGCGGGTCGGGACGCCATAGGCGCGGCAGAGGATCTTCTCCCGCGTCTCGTTGCGTAGCTCCTGCTGCATGCGCTCCCAGCCGGCCCATGGATTGTTCTTGGTCTGGAAATAGATGATCGGCCGGCCCTTGCGCCCTGTCTGGACGATGGGCACTTTCTCGTAGCCGACGATAACCTTCTCGCCCTTGTTGTCTTCAAACTTGGGCAACAACTCCGCATCGCACTCCTCCACGTTGCGGGCGCCGGTGAGGTAGTCTTTTACCGTGGGCGAGTAGCCTTCGATGGGGGTGAACGTGACGATAAGCACGCCGTTGCGGTCGAGCAGACGGAACCGCAAGGTCTCCAAGAAATCCAACGGCACCAACTCGTCGCACCATGCTATGTCAATCTCGCCGCCTTCGATGGTGCTGATGTCCTGCGCATAATTGCGGAAGATGCACTGGCTGCCATTCGGTGCGACGAACTTGTTTTCGGTAAATCCACCCTTGACCGAGTAAGTGATATTCGTGACCGTGCCCTTGCGCGCCTGCCGCCAGTCGGCCGGTAGATATTTGAAGACGCGGGGTTGCATCATCTCAATGCTGTTGGGGGCGGTGGTCTGGAAGCACCACGCCACGGATTGCTTCTTGTGGTAAAGGCGGTGGATCACCTCGCGCGCGGCCCACTCCGTTTTGCCGGATCTGTTGCCGCCCATGACAAGGATCTCGCGGTTGTCCTCCAGTAGCTGACTGGCCTTGTTCCAGATCGGTGGGCGGTAGCCGTAGCGGTAGGGATCTACCTTTTCCTTGAGGATTAGTTCTTCCCGCTTGAGCAACAGATCCCAGCCCTTCTCTGGCCCGATAGCCAAGAGCACGTCCTTGGGCGGGAGCTTCATCACCGGATGAGCAGTCGGTGTGAAGCGGGAGCGGGGAGTGGATTTCTTGTCGCTCATGCTGCTATGGCGAGGACGTGCACATTGTCTGAGGGCGATGCTTAAAAAAGTCTGCAACCTCATGCAGTTCAGAGACTTGATGCTTGTGCACGGGGTCTCCGCATTTAAGGGCAAGTTCCTTGGCCAACTGCAACGAAAGCTCTCTTAGCGAATCCCGCTCTTTCTCTGCTAACTGCGCGCGAATGGTTAGGTCTTTAATTTCGCGCTCGGCTTCATACACATTGCGCTCCAGCTTCCGGGCGAAATTAGCTGTAACAAGCTGCTGCTCTATAGTGGCTTCGCCGCCTTGAATCCCAAATCTGACTACGGCCTCTATGCTTTTGAGGACTTCTTGATCTGTAAGTGGTGTGTCGCTCATCGTAAAAAAGTGGTGGCAGCACCCCCCAGTGCCGCCACCGCGCATTGGGTTTCCGGACGATTGGCGCAACCCTGACCGGAGAACAAGTAACCCCGGCCCTTTGTTGTTGATCGTCTTTTCATCCTTTGCGCAAAGCCATTAGCGTTTCAGCAATTCGCTGACGGGCCGCAGCTTGTCGTGCGGCACGAAATAGCACGGAGGCGGTGACGCGCATTTCCACTCGTCGCGTTTGGCGTCCTCGGCATTGATCCACCCATGGACAACGTAGTCGGGCGATTTGCCGCTGACCGAAATCACGATGCCCGAGTCATCGGGGCGGACCTTGAGGTTCGGGCGCTGCGACCAGCGCACTTCATAGTTCGTCCCGGTAATGTCGGGCGTGTGAAACGTGTTCACGCCGAAGCCCCAATAAAGCCCGAGCAACTTGGCCACGGCGCATTCGGCGTGCGCGGCCTCAATGTGGAAGCCCCACAATTCTCCCGGTGTCTTCTCGGGGAAGCGTGGCGCGCGCTTGCGGAAGGATGCCTCGGCGTTGCGGCGAGAGCCTATGTAGGTCGAGACAAGGACTTCGTTTTGGTTGAGGGAGACGTTCATGTGTGCGGTTGTGGCCGGTTGTGTGCTTCAGCTAAACGAAAAAACTTCTTGAGCCATTCGCTTGGCGGCGATCTCGCAGTATTCCTCGCTCATCTCAATGCCGATGCTGCGGATGCCAAGATCCTTGCAAACGCGCATTGTGGTTCCGCTGCCCATAAACGGGTCGCAAACAACCATATCTTTAGTTGCAACCTTGTTGACCAACCACATCCACGCCTTCTCTGGCTTGGGGCAAGGGTGTCCGTTTTTTTCTGGCGCCTCAGTCATTTGTCTGCTGCACGGATATGGCTTCTTGCCCTGCAAGTGATGCCATCCGTAGTAAAGAATTGGCTGCGCGTCCGACATTCCAAACCTCTGCATTCCGCTTGATACCGGAGAAAAATAGACACCAAAAGAGTCTGCTGGCGGATAATGATGAATGTTTTTACATCCCGTCGTTACTGCCATTGTTTTCCACTTCGCCACTTCAAACAAAACCTTAATAACAACGTCCCGTATGTATTCTGGGGTGTCTTCAAACCCCGAAGAATAGGCGGCCTTACCACGCAGCTTGCTTGTTCCGCCGCGCCCTCCTTCGATTCCGTATGGAGGATCTGTGACAACGCAGTCAACTTCGCCAATGGACGGCAAAACCTCTAAGCTGTTGCCGCAATATATTGTTGTTAAGTCGTCTTGGTAGTAGGGCTTCATAAGTGTTTTTCCTCAATATCCAAAGTCGGATTCGGCGCACTGACGATCTGGTCAATGCGCACGGTGAGCCATTCGCCGTTGTCCTCGCGGATGACTGTGACGTAATCGTTCTCGCCGCCGCCGTTCTTGCAATAGATGAGCGTGCGGCAGGGGGCGTCCTTGCCTTTGACGTAGACGCGCTCGCGGTCGGGGAAGAAGGCGATCATATGAAAGTGGAGCTACGGCTCAGGTCGCTACGCCCGGATATATCCAGACGCCCCTCAATGACCGCAGCAAAGTAATGGGCAGCAGGCTTCGCTTTTGTTGCGCTTACGAAGCTGGCGGTTATGTGACTAGCGGGGCGAATGCCTCCTGCCGGCGCAATACCTTTGACTGCTGCTAAAAGATTCATTTGCTCTTGCGCTTCC